TATTTTTAAGTGGATCTTTGTCTGGATCGTACTTGTATTCTTTTGGAATTGCATCTTCTGGAATTTTTTCTTCATCAAATAAACCACCTGCATAAGCAAGACCAGTTCCCGCTGCTATCATTGGTAAAAAGTCCATGATGCCTTTATCTTTGAAAGGTATACTTGTATCATATAAAGCTCCACCTTGACCTACTAAATTTGTACCTGCTTGAGCCAAAGCTCCTGGTTGTATAAATTTATCTGCACCAAATTTAAATAGTGGGTTATTTGCTCCAAATGCTTTACCACCAAAGTAACCGCCAAGACCACCTGCTACAGCTCCTTTAGAACCTCCTCCGAGTCCACCAATCAAAGCTCCTAGTCCTGCTGCAGCCATTGGATTTAATCCAAAAGCACCAGCTACAAGACCCGCGAATGGGGCTACCTTTTTTGCTACTTTTTTTACGCCTTTAAATAATTTTTTAAGCATGTTCTCCTATTGCAATCATGACTTGTTTTTGGCAAGGAGGCGAGGACTTGATAATTTAGCCAATTTAATTCTATAATTATATGCAAATTTCTAGTATTGTGCAAATAGAATTTATGGAATTTGACATAACAAAGTGCCCAATGGTGAAGGTTACTTGGTTGGATGCAAGGGACATGGAAACCGGTTGGCTGCCCATTAAGGATATAATGAATGCTCCTTTAGCAGTATGCCAAGAAGTAGGATGGATGGTTAATAATACTAAAGAAAAAGTAGTTATTATGCGTTCATGGTGCACGGATAAAGATGACAACCACGGTGGTGGAGCAATAGCAATACCAAAAGGTTGGGTAACCAAAATAGAATATTTGGAGGTAATTTATGGATCAGGAAGCTACAATTAGTAATCTTTTTGGTAAACAAATTTACAAAACAACAATACACAACTACGAAATAATAAATAAATTATTAATACCTAATATAGAATCATTTGTTAAAGAAAAGCCTGGTAGTGTTGCAGCTACAACAGATGTTATGGGCAATACAAACTTTACCAATTTAGATGATGCTGTTGATGATCTTCATCAAAAACCAATGTATATGTCTTTGTTTTCACAATTAGGACAACATGTAAAAGCTTTTTTAGAAGCAAAAGGATATGACTTAAATAAATTTGATGCACACTTTACAAAAGCTTGGGCAACATACACTGTAAAAGATCAACACATTGCTAGCCATAAACATACTGCAAGTCATTTTAGTTGTGTGTACTACGTGCGAAATGAAGACATGGGAAATGTAAAATTTGAACAAGAACTAGCTGCACAAACAGGTTTGTTTATACCACCTACAGAAGAATATATAAAAGAATGGAATCAATTTAATTTTGCTAGTTATGAGGTGCCTGTAAAATCAGGAGACTTTGTTATCTTTCCAAGTGAATTATTGCACTACACAATAACAAATACTAAAGAAGAACCTAGAATTAGCATTAGTGCTGATATATTATTAACTATGAAAGAGGGAGTTAGTACAGAACATTGTCTTCCTCACCCAAACGGATGGAGGTCATTATGACAATAGATACTATATTACTTATAATAATTTTAGTAGCTGTTATATTTATAGGGTTCATGATTAACGTACAAGGACAACAAATCCATGACCTGTTAAAAAAGAAATAAAGTCAAGAAAACAATTTTAATTGTTTAGTTGAAATTGTCTTTTCAAAATCGTAAGGTGATCCTTACCCCAAAAATTTAACATAGGAGATTATTATGACAGAAAAAGAACGTTCTGAAAGCATAGCTTTCTTAGCAGATAAATTATCAAAAGCATTAAGTAGAATTACAGCATTAGAAAGAGATTTAAAAAGACATGTAGATTGTAAATGTCATAGTAAGCAAATAAAAGAAAGTATCGTTACACCTTTGAATGAACCAGAAGTGTGTGAAATGTGTAGTGCTTAATCGTACTTTACTTCACCTTTAAAATCAGGCAGCTGAGTGACATTGACTTGAACATTTTGTTCTATGTCATCCTCAGTTGTTGAGGTCTTTGGATCGTCTACATCTTTTTTTGCTTCTTCAGCTGAATCATAATCTTTACCCGTTTTTTTATTTTTTACTTCAACAAATACTTCAGGTTGTAATATAGGAATTTCTTTTCCATTTACTGTTTGAGTTCCTATTTGTTTTGATTCTTGTACTTTTTTAAACATTACTGTGTCATCTCCAATATATTAACGTCTACTATTATACCTGCACCGGTTATTTTTATTTGATCAGCTTCTTCTAATACTAATTCTTTTTTTAAAACTTGATCCTGAAAACCATCAGCAGCACTATCTTTATATAGTGGTATTTCTAGATTACCATTACTAGAATCAACCTTTGCAACTGTTGTAGTAACAGCTCCTCCTGTTTCATTTGATATAAATATACTTTTTACAATTGCTGTAGTTGGTAATATAGGAGGTTGAGAGTTTTGATCTGCTGTAGGCACCGTATAAACAACGCCTGTTCCTGTTCTAGATTTACTTATAAAACTATCAGCCAAGGAACCAGCTCCTTGCTGTAGAAGAATCTTTCAATTCTTGTTGATAACCAAAGTTTAATTGTTGAATTACTTGCTCTAGCAATCTTATTAATACATCAAACTGTGTTTGATTATACTCTGGTGTTGCGTTCGGTAATCTTGTTGTGCTTATCTTCATTATCTACCTCCATCAGGTTGTACATCTAAACGTAATGTACCAAATCTCCAGTTACTTCCAACAGCATTACTTCTAATAGTTAGCTGTCCTTGTCTACCTCTACCTCGTATATCAAACTTTTCAGTTGTTGTCGACACGGTAGAGCTTGTGGTTATTGAAGTTGTGGAATTAGGATATGTTTTAAATTTTAATTCTACATCTACAGTGCCTGCCAAATCTTGAAAATCAGGAACACCTTTTCCTATATGTAATAATTGTTGTCCGTCTTGAATATCAAAATCACCAGATGTAACAAAACAATTTAAAGCTTGTCCATCAGCATCTGTACCAAACTCATGTTGATAAAAAGTAGTAGCTCCTGCAGTTAATCCTAAAACTGAAGGATTTGTTCCAAAAGCTGTGGTTGAATATTCCGTAGCGTATGGATACTCATAAACACCATAATCAGTCCATGCAGTACGAGCCAAAGTTCCAACAGACCAAGACGCTTCAAGATAATTTAATGTTACATATCTATCTATTTGTTCTGCATTCTCACTACAATAGAACCAAGTTATTTCATTTTTTTCTGAGTTAAGACCACAATATGTTTCTGGTTGAGTTGTTATGTTAAAATCACTAAATACATAATCTTGTACACTACATGGTAGTTTTTTAACTGCACCGTCAAACATATAGAAAGAATTTTGTGACATCCAATAAGTGACACCATTTACATCCTGCACACAGTGATTGGATACAGCTCCACAGTTAGCACCTAATTGATTCAAAGAAAATGTAAAAGGAGGACCTACAAATTGCATACCGTGTAAAGAGGTATCTGTCCAAACTAATATAGCTCCTCTAGATCTTACTGCTGCCATAATTTTAGAACCATCTTGTATTCTGAAAGAACCTGCTGTGTTTGTTGCAGAAGGCAACCAGGTATTAAAATCTTCTTGAGAAGAAAAACGTAAAAACAACGGATCGGATGTTGAAGAAGTTCCTATTGTTGTTTCTGTTCCAAATAAAAATACATGTCTATCTACTGGAGATACTAAAGTAAATCTTGATGTTGTAGGAGCATTAGGAATTATTGCAGCAGGAGTACCAAAACCAACAGAGGTATCCCATCTAAATGTACCGCCCTCACTAACTGTTGCAATTAGATCCTCACCAAAATTATCAAAAGACCATTGTCTACCATCAATTTTAACAGTTGATGTAGATCTAGGGGTATTCCAAGTTCCTGAGTTCCACGCACCTGTACCCCAACCATAACCGTAAGATGAATTTGCAAGACCTACACTTATATCATAAGTAGCTGTTACTGTTCCTCCACCATTTCCTGTAGCGTTAGCTGTGCTTCCTGTGTAAGTTATTGTGTAAGTGTTTGGATCGACAACTGTAGTTATTTCAAATTCTTTGTTCATATCAAGACCAGCTGTAGCTGATGCTCCACTAAATGTAACAAAGTCTCCTACTATTGCACCATGAGCTGAATCGGTAACTGTTATTGTTGCACTACCGTTTGTTGTTGCAAATGGATTACTAAGTCCTGCTTGTGTAGATCTTACCGGAGTAATATCGTAAACAGCTCCTTCAGAATAAACATATAGTTTTCTATCTGTGCCAAGGGCCATGTATCGTATACCATTTAGATCAGACCAAGCGTGTAAATCTCTTACAACTCCTATAAGTTTATCTGTAATTAATTTAACCCAACCACCTATCTTTTCTGGTAAACCATATCTAAAACGAACCATATCAGAATCAGTCCAACGACCTTCTGCACCATACTCTGTGTTTTGTTTATCTATACCTGGAGCAAATTGTATTTTAGTGAGCATTATGTAATCCTCATAAATCTGTAAACTAATTCACCGGCGCCACCTGCTGCACCAGAAGCTTCTTTACCTCCACCGCCACCACCAGCGCCAAATGTTCCTGCAGTTCCACTACCTCCACTGCCTCCAGCAGCTCCGCCTGTTACTTGTCCATTGTAGGATGGCGCACCATTTGCTCCACCAATATTACAATTGTCACCACCACATGTAGGTTCTAAGCTTGGACCTGTTTGAGGAAAACCTTGAGCACCATCACCTCCTGAATTAAAAGCTCCCGCACGACCTGTATTAAAACCAGTAATGTCAATTCCATCTGCAGTTGTTCCCGTAGATAAAGATGAACTGATAGTTGCAGATCCTGCTACTCCAGATGTTTGAGTTGCTCTGGGACCTTGCACACCTCCTCCAGAATATGAAGAACCTCCTCCTCCAGTTAAAGTAAATAGTGATCCGGTTGACGATCCAGATAAAGTTGTATTTGTTCCTGCACTTGCAGATGCAGTGTAGTTAAAACCAGCGTTTGCTCCTGCTGATCCTCCTGTTCCTACTTCTGCAGTAAGAGTTTCTCCTCCAACAACTGTAAAAACTTTATCCGATACATAAGCCCCTGATCCTCCACCACGACCACCTTGTTCACCTCCACCTTTATCATAACCTAAACCATTCATCGATCCACCACCCCCTGCAACAGCTTGTTTTATATGAATAGCGTTTGCATTTGCTGGAACAGAAAAAGTAGATTGACCTGAAGATGCTGTATTAAAAGCAGCGGGTGTGTCAAATAAAGTGAATACAGTTCTCCACGAACCACCATCTTTTATATATGCATTATTTATTATTTTATTTGTAAATGAAGTGCCATCTCTAACATA